GAAGTACGCCACACGACTGAGGCAGGCGACGGGGACGGGGATAACTCTCCGTTTTAACCGTCAGGGGGGTGGCGCGCCGCCCCCCTTTTTTTGCGAGGTGTAGATGTTGGATTCCGACAAAATTGCGGCGATTTTCGAGGGCTTAGAACAAGCTTACGGGACTCACCGCATTGACCGGAAGCAAGCCAACGGTAAGAACACCGGCCAAGCCAACGTCATTCGCGAACCACGGACCACGGAACTCTGGGAAGGCCACCTCTCAGGTAAGGGTGACTCGATTGGCATCATCCCCATCAACGAGGACAACAGCGTCAAGTGGGGAGCCATCGACATCGATCAATACAATTTCGACCACAAGTCGCTGCTCTCGCGCATTCGCAAACTGAAATTACCCCTGGTCGTCTGCCGCTCGAAAAGCGGCGGCGCTCACGTCTTTCTTTTCGTCAACGAGTGGGTGCCTGCCAAAGACATGCAGGACACGCTCACGCATCTATGTGCCGCGCTCGGCTTTGGCGGCAGCGAAATCTTCCCCAAACAAATTGCCTTGAATTTAGAACGAGGCGACGTCGGAAACTTCTTAAACCTGCCCTATTACAACGCCGAGGAAGGACTGCGGTACGCCATCAACGACGATGGCACCGCAGCCACCTTGCAAGAATTCTTCGCCCTGTTTGAAGAATATGTGCAAACGCCGGAACAACTGCTGGCCCTGACCATCGAAGATACGACCACGGCCCTCGTGCCAGACGGGCCGCCTTGTTTGCAAATTTTGTGCAGAGAGAAAATTGGGGAAGGGGCGCGCAACAACGGGCTCTTTAACATTGGCGTCTACTTACGCAAAGCCTACCCCGACTCATGGGAGTCAGAAATCCTGGCATACAACATGCAGTACCTGGACCCCCCGCTCGGGATCAACGAAGTCAACGTCGTCGCCAAGCAGCTCCAAAAAAAAGATTACACCTATAAATGCAAAGACGCGCCGATCAACGCCTACTGCAACCCGGAGCTATGCCGCACCCGCAAGTTTGGGATTGATGCGGCTGTCGCGGGGCTCGCCATCGCCAACCTTCGCAAATATAACTCGCAGCCGCCGGTCTGGTTCCTCGATGTCAACGGGCAGCCCTTGGAACTCGATACAGAGGCGCTACTCATTCAAGCCGCTTTTCAGCGCAGTTGCGTCGAACAACTTAATTTCATGCCGCGTACGCTCACCAAACCCGCCTGGGAAACGCGCATTAACTCGTTGCTCACCGACATGCAGGAAACCGAAGGCTCGGTGGTCGAGGTGAGTGAAGACGCCAGCATCAATGGCCGCTTCTATGACTACCTGGAAGAGTTCTGCACCGGAATGCAGCAGGCCGAAGAGCGTGACCAGATCATCTTCCGGCGGCCTTATACCGATGACGATGCAGGCAAGACTTTTTTCCGCTTGAAAGACCTGGAGCTTTTTCTTACCAAGGCCAATTTCCGGGCCTATCGCTCCCACCAGATCGCCCAGCGGCTGCGTGACATGAATGGGGAAGCCGTACAGCTACGCATCAAAGGTCGCCCCGTTCGCGTCTGGGCGATCCCGTCCTATGCGCCGGTCGAAACCAACGTCGATACGCCTAATTTTGGCAACGACAGTGATGTACCGTTTTAATGTTTAGAATTTTCGGGCCGCCAGGGACCGGCAAGACCACGACGCTTCTCGATCTGGTCGATGCTGCCCTCGCTTCCGGCGTCTCCCCCCACCAAATTGCCTTTCTCGCCTTCACCCGTAAGGCTGCTCGTGAGGCCAAGGAGCGCGCGGCACAGCGGTTTAACCTCAACCCAGAGGATGACCTACCTTTTTTCAGAACGCTGCATAGCTTGGCGTTTCGGCTCATTGGGATGCGGTCAGAGCAACTGATGACCGCCGACCATTACCGCGAGCTATCCAACCGCGTGGGCATTGCCTTGATCTCCGGGGTAGGCGACGTGGACCCAGATGATGAGTTCTCCGGCGTATTGAAACGAGAGAGCCCCATCCTGCGACTGATTTCGCTCGCGCGACTAAAGATGGTGCCCCTGCAAACCGAGTACAACCGCAGTTCCATCGAGCAGAACTGGACCGAGGTGGAATACGTGTCCCGTGCCCTCCTCGAATACAAGCGCGTCAACAACCTCTACGACTACACCGACATGCTCGAACTCTTTGTCGAGAGCGGCCACCAAATGTGCCCCAAGTTTGAACTCTGTCTGTTGGACGAAGCCCAGGATTTATCCCCACTGCAATGGCGCATTGCTCACTTATTAGATAACAAGTCGAGCAAAATGTACTGCGCTGGAGACGACGATCAGGCCATTTACGAATGGGCCGGGGCTGACGTCCAGGAATTTATTCACCTTCCGGGCGGTGCCGAAATACTCGAACAAAGCTACCGAGTGCCCGCAGAAATTCATGGCCTCGCCACTAACATCTCGGGCCGAATCAAGGGCCGGTACCCGAAAAGGTACTTCCCTAAAAAGGAACCCGGAAGGATTCAGCGCGTGTATGGTCCGGATGAGTTGGACATGAGCAGCGGCGAATGGCTCATCCTCAGTCAAGCCAACTACCAGCTCCAGCCCGTGGTCCAGGATTTACGTCATCGCGGTATTTATTTCGAGGATCGTGGCCGTCCTTCGATACGCCCCAAGGTCAGCACGGCACTGCACGCATGGCAGCAACTGCGCCGGGGAGAGGTCATTGATCTGCCTTCGGCCAAGACGGTGTATGCGTTCATGCGCGGGAATGGCTCACGGGTTGCCCGTGGCTCGAAGACGATTCGCGCCGAAGAAGACGAGACGTTTACCCTGGAAAAGCTGCAACAGCACCACGGACTGCTGGCAACGGCGGACATGGAGTGGGAACAAGCCCTCGACCGATTGCCCGACGTGGACCGCATTTATTTGAACCTCCTGGTGAAGCGCGGCGAGAACCTTCAAGAGATGCCCCGCATCCGTTTGTCCACGATTCACGGAGCTAAAGGCGGCGAATCCGAAAATGTCGTTGTTTTCAGTGACTTGACGACGGCGGCAGAAAACTCTATGAACATAGAACCGGATGTGATGCACCGCGTTTTCTACGTGGCGGTCACGCGTAGCAAGAGGAATTTGTTTATCGTCGAACCAGAAGATTACGGGAGAAGTTATAACCTATGACACGATCCGAATTTTTGCAGCAGACCTTGGACGCGCTCGATGGCCCTCGATCCGACACCTACGGCGATCCTCTCATCAACCACACCCGCATTGCGGAACTGTGGAGCACGATCCTCTCCACCCCGATCTCGGTCTCTCAGGTCTACGCCTGCATGGTGGCCGTGAAGTTATCGCGGCTGGTGCAAAGCCCCCAGCACCTCGATAGCTGGATGGACATTGCCGGTTACGTGGCCCTGGCGGCGGAAGCTTGCGATGAAGAGTGAAACCAAACTCCAGTTCCCCATGTTTGCGCCCGATGCCGAGTGGACGGCTCCAAAGGAACTGCCCGATCTCACGCAAGCCAAGACGATTGCCGTGGATCTGGAGACGCGCGACCCGGACTTAAAAACCAGTGGCCCCGGCTGGCCCACGGGCAACGGCGACGTGGTAGGCATTGCCATCGCCACGGACAGCGGCTCGTGGTACATCCCCATTGCTCATTTCGGTGGTGGCAACCTCGACAAACGCATTGTCACCGCCTGGTTAAAAAAACAAATGGCAACGCCAGCAGATAAAATCTTTCATAACGCCCAGTACGACGCGGGCTGGCTGCGGCAGATGGGCGTCCCGATCCAAGGCCGCATTATCGACACCATGATTACCGCGAGCCTGCTCGATGAGAACCGCTTCTCGTATTCCTTGAACGCCCTGGCGTTCGATTACCTCGGCAAAGCCAAGTCGGAGAAGATGCTGACCCAGGCGGCGCAGGACTTCGGTGTCGATCCGAAGAGCGAGCTATGGAAGCTGCCCGCCCCTTACGTCGGCCAATACGCCGAGGTGGATGCAGAACTCGCGCTCGAACTCTGGAACGGCTTTAAGGTGCAGTTGTCGCGGGAAGACCTGTGGAGTGTGTGGGAACTCGAAACCGCGCTGCTACCGTGCCTGATCGACATGACCTGGCGTGGTATTCGCGTGGACATGGACCGCGCCGAACGGACCAAGCAAGAACTCTTAAAG